CCCCGACGCATTCTCTGCGTAGATGGCCATGTCGGCATCATTGATGTTGATCGCGAGTTCGCCGGGGTTCAGGTTGCCAGCGGAAGGCGCGGCACCTGACGTGGTGCTGCGGTACAGCTGAATCGGAGTGTATCCGGTCTGCGGCATTGCTGTTACCTCTTTTCAGGGTTGTTGGCGGGCATTATGCCCTTAAATTCAGGGCAACGCGATAGCTTATTCATCAAAACGTCCCCCCATCCAGTCCGCCCCAGCTCGGCGCGCTCGCACCATTCGACAGCAACACCTGCCCAGCCGTGCCATTGGCCAAGAACGTCGTCGCACCGGCGCCGGTCTGATACGGGATTTGGCTGGCCGCGCCGCCTGCGAGGTTGGTAGCTGTCCCTACGGCGAGAGAGGCTTGCGTCCGGTTTTCCCAGCGCGAATCGACGCTGTCGTAGACGATGACATCGCCGCCCGTCAGCGAGGTGAACTGCACGTTGCCGTCGGTGCCACCCAAAACCGTGCCGTATGTCGGACGCACGAACAGGATGCCGTTGGAAGCGTCGGCGTAGACGACAGCGGCCATGAGGGCGATGGCATTGGGAGCCGATGGCTTGTTCTTTGTCAGCCCGCCAGCGACAGCCGGATTGTAGTAAAGCACGTCGCCCTGAGCCCAAGTCTCGGCCCCGCCTGTGGTATTGATGCCTTTGATTTCGCCAAACTGGACAACCGTTACCCAGTCGTTGGTAATCCCGGTCTGCATTGAGATGCCGAGGATGTAACTGGACTGCTCCGGCAAGAGGCCCGTGGCAGGCGCAGCCGTCAAACCACCGCTTGCGCCAAGCGTGCCCGTGAACATGAGCACTTGGCCCTTGGTCGCACCAGCCGACAGCTTGACGCGGTAGTACATCTCCTCGCCGATGTGCTGGATCACGGCGCCGTTCATCTGGAACGCCAGCGTCTGGAACATGTCGGCGTCGTCGTAATAAAGGCGCCCGGTGGCGTCCGTCACGGTGGCCGTGGTGTCGAATTGGATAAAGTCCGGCGAGCTGATGCCGCCCGTGACGCCGGTCATCGAGGTGATGTCGGCATTCGCGCCAGAGGCAGCCGCGCTGAGGTTGGTGCGGGCTGTGCTCGCATCCGTAGCCCCGGTGCCGCCATTGGCCACAGCAAGCGTGCCAGCGATCGTGATTGTGCCCGAAGAGGTGATCGGGCCGCCAGATGTCGTGAGGCCCGTAGTGCCGCCAGAGACGTCAACCGAGGTCACGGTGCCCGCGCCCGCCGTGTCCCAGACAAAGGCAGAGCCGTTCCACTTCAAGAACCTATCAGACACAGTCGGCGCGTCGATAAAGGCCGTGGTATTTGAGTTCGTATTGTAGACGATCTTGTTTGCGGCGCCGCCAGCCACGTTGGTGGCGGTCCCCGCATTGCCTGTCACGCTGATAGACCACGTCCCCGTGGCATCCGTGCCAGAGGTCGATGGCGCGCCAACATCGGCATAATCAAGGACGACAACGCCGGTCTGCCCGTTCACCGATGCGACCAGATCGGTCTGGTCGATCTTCTGCCAGACAGTCCCGTTGAAGATTGCCCAGTCGCCAATCTGCCAATCGGTGATGCCGTTCAGGTTGGTCGAGCCCGCCGTCGTGACGATGTAGTAATAGCCATTCGTGCCGACACTGGACGTCAGGGTGGGCGTGTTGGTCGAGGCATTCCACCCGCCCTGATACGACAGGCCGCCCGTGAAGCTTGCCGTGGTTGCGCTCGTGATGACGCCCTTGGCGTTGACCGTGATGACCGGGATCGCGGTGGACGAGCCGTAGGTGTTTGCCGAGACGCCAGAGTTCGGCAAGTCGGCGTTGACCATGGCGCGGAATGCCGTGGGTGCGTCAGGGCCAGCCGAAGGGCCCGCGTAGATGACGTTGGCGGGCTGATCCACGACCAGAAGCGCGGAGCCCCACGTGTACTCCCCGGTGCCATTCGACACCAGAACCTGACCCGCATTGCCGACCGGGCCGACATACAGGCCATCAGCACCGCACCAGATGATCGCACCCTCGTCAGGTACAATGCTGCGTGCCGTGCCGCCGTTATCAAGTCCGAGCAGGCCGTCCACTTGGTCATCATCCGCGAGGTCGATGGCCGGGTGTGTGTGGTCGGCGCGGGACATGTCGGTCGAGACGCCCGCAGAGCCGGTGGTGTCAACAGCCAGAGGCGTCGCATTGCTCAGATTGGCCGTCAGGGTGACGTTACCAGTGAGAGCGCCGCCACCACTCAGGCCCGTCCCGGCGATGACCTGACGGCTGTCCGGGACATAGCCGCTGATTGACGCGGCGATGGTCGTGGCGGCCACCACGCGGCCCGTGGTGTCGACGGTCAGGACAGGGATTTCAGTGGCCGAACCATAGGAGCCCGGCGTCACCCCGGACGATGCGAGCTGCACCGAGCCCACGCCACCGTTGGCGATCGACAGCGTGACGTTGGACGACAGCTGGCCGCCACCCTGCAGGCCCGTGCCAGCGATCACCTGCCGCGATGTCGGCACGCCCGCCACGCTCAGCAGGTCACCCACCCGGATTTGGTAGTTGTTGCCCTGATAGACGATCATCATCAGCGAGTTTTCGTCGGCCACGGGGGCGACGGGGAGCTGCGTGACGCGGGTTGGGATCAGATTGCTGGGTACGTCTGACATTTATAGCTCCAAGTATCCGTCACCATCTTCCGTGATGATGAACTCGTTGCCTTGCTCTTGGATCAACCCGGCGGGGCGCGTGTTGATCGGCGTGTCGGGGCGTACAAACGGGAGCACGATCTGGTCCGGTGGGCGAGGGGCGAGTCGGTATGGGTCGTATTGGTCGCGATCTTCCCGGCAGACCATCAGCCCCGGATAGTTCGGGTCCGGCGCCAGTTCGGAAAGAAACATCTTGCGCGAGCAGCGTCCGCAAATTCCGATACCGTATGTCGGCTGTCCAGTAGGGTCTAGGTACAGCGAATTGCTCATGCGGTGTACGCCCTAATGCCGGGGTTAATCTGGATTGGCGAGCCGTCATTGTCGCCGTCCCACGCACGCTGCATGCTCACAGCCGCACGCTGCTCCAAGAGAGGCATCAAGGCTGCGTCAACCTGCGGCGTCTCGGCGGCGACCTTGCTGGCCAGACCATCGACGATGGCCTGCAGCCAGCGCTGCGGTACCTCGACCTCCTGCTGCAGGTTCTCGGTGTCCATGATCTGGCGGTGACGCCACAGGATCAGCTGCGCTTGCTCTGCAGCCGAGAACGGCGCGGGCCAAAGGTAGACTACAGGCTCCGGCAGATCGCGCTGGAAGTAGTAGTTGCTCGGGCGACCGGGGAACTGCAGGTTCGACTGGTTCACATACGAGTCGCGGTTTAGCTGGCCGAGCGGGATTTGCTGCGGCAGGTTGCCCAGCGTAATCGCAGAGAAATTCAGGGTGCCACTGGTCGCCACGATCCGGAAATAGGCATAGGCAAGAGCGCCGCTGATGTCGGTCCACGTAATATCGCCAGCCGATGCCGTGACACTTGATGTCCCCACGGTCGTCCACGACGAGCCATTCGTGCTGACTTGGAAGTTGACGGGCACGGCAGCCGCCGACCACTTGATGCCGACCGTGTTCACCACCGTCTGCGTGGTGAAGTTGACGGTGTAGCTGGTGGACGTGGTGACCGAAGCCCCACTGAGCAGCTGCAGCACGCGGTAGTTCAGGTTCAAGACCTCGACGGTGCCCGGCGGCAGCGTGATCAGCGGCTGGTTCTCATACATGGGAAGGATGAGTTGCTCGATGCACCAGCTGGGCGTCCTGATGTTGGCAAGCTCAGAAAGCATCAGGTACAGCGAGTCGAGCGCGTAGGTTTGCATCTCGGCGGTGATGGCCTGAGCGGGCAAACGACAGCGTCTGAAGGCGTGATCTACCACCTTCAGAGCGTTAAACGTCGTGCCGCTCACATTCCCGGAATAGGCCATACTGTCTCCGCTGCGTGATCAAAGCTGGCCGCTGGTTCAGCACGCCTCGGGAGTTTGTTCAGGGGAATTATAGACCAACCCCCCTGAAAGAGAAAGTCACTTCTTTTTCTTGCCCGCCTCGGACATGGCAATGGCGATGGCCTGCTTGCGGCTTTTGACCATCGGGCCAGACTTGCTGCCCGAGTGCAGCTCGCCAGCCTTGAACTCGCCCATGACCTTGCCGACCTTGGCTTCCTGCTTCGGGGTCATGCCGCCGCGCTTCATCATGGTCTTCGGGCCGGGCAGATCGGGGGCCGTGTGCATCTTGGTTTCGCCGGGGTTTTTGTTCCCCTCGATGCCAAGCTTGCTCTTGTCCCGTATCATGCCGCCCGCCATCGCCTTGATCATCGGCTCGCTGCGGTTGGTCGGATACTGCTTACGCATCGGCATGTCGCTCTTCAGCTTGGCCTCGTCGTAGCGCATCTCCTTGCGGACGCGCGACATCTCCTCGCCTGCATCCTTACGCTCGCTGCGGGTTTCCTGCTTGATGCGGGACATCTCAGCGCGCTCATTGCGCATCGCGTCCTTGGCCTTAGCCGCGCCACCCATGGCCATCTTGGTCAGAGGCTCGCCCTTGTGCATGCTCTTTTCATGCTTGTGGACGGCGGTCTTCACCATAGCCTTGTCTTTGGCCATGTCTTTCTTCATGGCGGCACTGATCATGGCCTTGTCTTTGGCCACGTCGGCGTGACCGCCGCGCGCATAACCTTTGACCATAGTTTTGCCGGTCGAGCCAGTAAACCCGCACTCGCTGGGAAACTGGAAGTCCGACACGTATTTCAGAGACTTGCTCATTTCACGCTCCTATCAGAGTGATAACCTTCGATCAGCCGATCCAGTTTCGCGTCCAAAACCTCAAGCCGGGTCATCACCCGATTGATGTCAGCGTGCACCTCGACCTTGGTGACATATTCTTTTGCGACTTCTTCTCTCGTACGATTCAGCAGTATGGTGATCCGGCTGAGCTCGTTGGATTTCTCCTTCAGAACCCAGCTGATCAACGCGAGCAGAACCGACAGGATGGTGTTCCACAGCATTACCTCTGACATGGCACCCTCTTACGGCTGCGTACCATAGGTTTTGATGCACTCCAGCGTGATGGTGTAACGATCACCAGCCGCAGCGCCCACAGTGGTGAACAGCACGTCACCAGTTTTGCCCGTGCCTGCATTGTTCGGGAAGCCGCCGAACGACGAGTAATCCATCAGGTAAAACTGATTTTCAGGGATCGTCTCGCAGATCAGATCGGTCGTGGCATCCCAGAGGATGTCAACGGCCATACCCTGCGTCTGCGCCCAAATCTTGTTGATCTTGACGCCGTTGCAGGCATTCCCCGCCGCGCTGGGGTTTAGGGTGGAGACGTCGATCTTTACGACCGCAGACTCGCCCGTGCCATCAGAAATGTTCGTGAACTTGCCGATGAACAACCGCTCACCATCAAGGATCGTCTGGGAAGTAACAGCGTCAGCCATACCTATCTCCTCAATGAGGAGGGGGCTGTGTCGGCCCCCTCGGTTTCACCAATTAGGCTGCAACGGCGCCGTTCAGAGCCATGATGGCCCAGCCAGCGGCGGTGTAAATCAGCGTGGCCGACTCGCCAACACCCGTGAAGGTGATGGTGGTGAAGCCAATCTTGGTGGTGGGAGTAAGAACAGCCGAGCCGCCATCAACCGTGTGGGTGATGACCTTAATCTGGCCTGCGGTGCCATTGGCCAAGGTCAGAGCCTGAGCCGAGCCAGTGGTCGTCAGCGAGGTGAGCATGTCGGTCACGTTGACCGCACCAGCTCCGGACAGCGACTGAACCGAGGCGAACACGTCACCCGTCAGATTGCCGGTCACGTTGCCGGTGATGTTGCCGGTGACCGCGCCGATGAAGCCGTTGGTCGAAGTTACCGGGCCGGAGAAAGTTGTCGAAGCCATGGTGATTTCCTCTTTTGCACGAGTCGCCTGTCAGTCTGTGCATCGTCCGCTGGGCCGGTCTGACAAGCTGGGTGTAGTCCCAGACTAGGAATACTTTAGCACATAAGCCTGAGCCTTGACTAGTAGCGCAGGGTCGTCATTGAAGAGGCCAAGAGCCCTATTGCAGTTCGAGCAGAGCAGCGCGCGCACAACGTTAGATTTGTGGCAGTGGTCAATTGCCAAATCCTTGATTTTGCCAGATGCATTGTCTGATGCCTTCTCAGGTTTTCCGCAAATTGCGCAAACATTGTTTTGCTCGCGGAGCATTTCTTGATAGCGATGGGCATCTACACCCATAGATTCCCATTTCTTTTGCTTGATGTAATGAGCGTGGCAAAGGCCCTTAGCGTAGAGGGTATTGTC